TCAGGCAGGGAAAGGTTCGACGCGGCGCGCGGGTTCCGGGTAGTACAGATGCCCACCTACGCGGCTGGGCAGCGTGAATGCATAGAAGCGGGAAGCCGGTAGGCCTGGATGCGGTATCAGCACCGTGCCTTGGTAGCAGTTGCTGGGAGGGGTGTAGGGCTTCTGGGGTGTGGTCTTGGACATGTGAATGCAGAAACGAAGCGGCCCGCACTGGGCGGGCCGGGTTTGGGGCAGGCATCAGGCCGCGCGTCGCATTGCGCTGGACGAGGCCTCTGAATAGTTGGCGGCCACGATGAGCCGCATGGGCACGGGGCTCACGGAATTGCCCACCATCCGCACCTGGGCGGTTTTCGTCAGGGGCTTGCCGGAGGCGGTCCGGTCGATGACGTAGCCAGGGGGGAAGTCCTGGGCGTTGTAGAGCTCACGCGGCACCAGCATGCGCAGCGTGATGTCCACGATCACCCAGGGCTCGCCCTTGAGCCAGACAGTCACGAGCGCCAGGCGGTCGCGCGTGGTGATCGTGGTCATGGGGTCGCGCAGATCCGCCCACTGGCCGCCGCTGGCGTGGTAGCGCATCAGGAAGGCGGCGCAGCGCAGGGCGCCGGCCTCCTGATCGGGCGACAGGTGGTACTGGATCAGGGCATGGTGCTCGGCCCCGGCCGTGACGGTGGGCACGGGCTCGCGCATGTCGCGGCCCACGCTGTTTCGGCGCAGTGTGCACAGGTGCGCGGCGATCAGCTGCTGCTGGCTGCCGCTGGTGGTCACAGTCGATACAGGGTCGCGCAGGTCGCGGGTCGGCGTGCTGTTGAACCCGCCGTTGGCCTGGACCATGAACGCGGATGCCAGGCTCTGCCCGCCGCCGCTGGCCGTCACGGTGCCCAAAGGACCTTTGATGTCGTTGGCACCGTGGCTCCAGCGCTCTTGCCCTCGCCGTGCCCGGCCTGCACTAGGTATGCCGAGCTGACGGCGTGCTTGATGCCGCCGGCCACGGCAGTGCCCAGAGGTTGGGACAAGTCGAGCATGCGCGGTGCCTGGCCCTTGGCTTCGCCGTATCCCATCTGGATCAGGGTGGGCGACACCAGGGCACGGCAGCCGCCTTTTTCCGTGGCGATGGTGCTCATGGGACGGTCGAGCATTTCGATCTTCCCGCCGTGGGCCATGTTGACGATGAACGGCTGGGGGCTGTTCAGCACAAACTTGTCCAGGCCATGCGCGATCCGCCGCATGGTGGCCGGCGCCAGTTCCTTCTTGCGCCCGAAGATGCTTTGCCCGGGGATGCTCCAGTCGATGCACTCGGCTGCCTGGCGGAATGGCTTCTGGCCCGCCTTCGGATTCTTCCAGTGCGTCTGCGCTGGCCACACGATGGGTAGGCCGTCGCGGCGGGCGATCAGGTACAGCCGCGTGCGGGTGCTGCGGGAGCCTAGGGTGGCGTTGCAGATCACCCGCCATTCGACCTTGTAGCCCAAGTCGCGCAGGGCATGGATGAAGTGGCGCCAGTTGCGGCCCTTGTGCTTGGGGTCCGGCACCAGGAACTGATTGCCGCGCGGCAACACCTCGCCGGGTTCGGCTACGCGGAAGGTGGCTTTTCCCGTGGCGGGGTCCGTGATGCGATCCAGCGTGATGACGCGGCCCGTGGCGGGATCGCGCTTCGCAATCAGCGGGGACCACTGCATCATCTGCTCGACGTTCTCCAGCGTGATGACATCGGGCTGGGTCTTGCCGGCCCAGCGGATGACGATCCACGCGAGCGACCGGATTTCCCCGTTGCGGGGCTGGCCACCAAGGGCCTGGCTGTGATGCGTGCAGTCGGGCGATGCGTGGAGGAGGCCCACCACCTCGCCGCGTGTCACGGCCAGAGGATCCACTTCGCGGATGTCGGAACGGTAGTGCCTGGTCTGCGGGTGGTTGACCTCGTGCATGCCGATGGCATCGGCGTCGTGGTTGATGGCGACATCGACGGGCCGGCCGATGGCCTGCTCAATGCCGGTCGATGCGCCGCCGCCACCGGCAAACAGGTCGATCACCAGCTTGGCAGCGAGGGGCAGGAGAAATTGAGGGGTGAGCATGCGGCTCCTTGAAATTTGGGCCAAAAAAAGCCGCTCGCGGCAGGGCCGGGCGGCTTCGGGATTGCCTCCGTGGTCGGAGGCTTATGGTGAAATTAGGGCTCTACAAAAAAGGAGCAGAGATGGACCGGTGCGACCCTGATGCCGAATACAAAATGGATCTCCGGCAGGTATCGTTTAACTTCTGAGTAGAAGATGGGCGTTACAGCGGCACCATCTCTGGGGATGCACTCGACAAGTTGGCAGGCGGGGATGCTGGTCTTCGTGCCGGCTGCCTTGATTCCTATAAAAAGAATTGGGAGCAGATCCACGGTATCGCTTCGTTGAAGTTAGCAGCAGGACTGGCTCCCCAGATTTCGTTGCTTGACGTGTAAGGACATGTGTCCCATGCGCGCTGTGTGGTCCTGAGTTTCAAAGCACGAATAGAAAGGGATGCGGGGGCAAATGTTTCGCGGTTAAAGAAATGTGAGGTTATATTTCTTGGATGTTGGCTAGGAATGCTGATTGCCCAGAGAGTTGGCAGGCTTGAATTTCCGAGCCTGAAGTCAAAGCTCATGAAAGGAACCAGCAATGGCACAGCATGAAGACCACGGCCGACAAGGTCAGAACCGTCAACAGCAGCAGGACTCTGGCGACGGAAACGGCCGACGCGATCAGTTTGACGAAAGCCGCCGCTCCTACGCAGGACGCGGGCAGGACCAGTGGCGCAATGAGGGCCAGTGGGAAGGAAATCGCAGCGGCTACTCAGGTAGTCAGCAAGGCGGTGGATACCCCGAAAGGGGCTACCCTGGCGGGCAGCAGTCCGCCTATCAGGGGTACCAAGGCGAGCAGCAAGGTGGCTACGGCGGCGGATACGGGCCAGCGCCTGGTGGTCGGGAGTTCGGATACGGGGGCGGCAGCGGATACGGCGACCAAGGCTATGGTCGTTCTCGACAAGATCAAGGCTACTCGCGCCATTCGCAGCAAGGCGGATGGGGCGGCCATGAACGCAGTGATTTTGGCCGAGATACTCAAGGCTGGGATCGTGGAGCGGTTGGAAGCAATTACGGCAATTCTGACCAGCAATATGTACGTCAGGGCCGGACAAGTGAACCGTTCGACCCTGACTATCATCAGTGGCGTCAGGATCAAGTTGATGCCTTGGATGAGGATTACCGCAACTGGCGAAACGATCGCTACAAAAAGTTCTCTGACGAGTTCAACAAGTGGCGCACAGAGCGCGACGCTCAACGCGGCAGCGACAAGAGCGGTGGTTCCGGTTCAGCCTCCGGTCAACAAGGAACAACTGGCAAGGAACATAAGTAATCCTTCGCTTGATGTACTGATTCCGTAGTTCGCCGGCCCCCAGGATTAAATGCCTGGGGGCCGGTGGTGATTCAGCCAAGCTTTTTTGGAGATCTCATCATGGACCTTCGGATACGCGAACCTGAGCTACAGGCTATGCATGTCTGGCACGCGAGCATGGTGGTGCTTGCAAAACCCGGAGAAGCAATTGGAGTGCCCATATTTGAGGCACCGGCGGTTGCTCCTCCAGTTTCATCACCTGTCGGGATCGAATTTCCCTATCACCTGTTGGTTATCGAAGTCGATAATCCTGAGGACAGCGTTACTCAAGATCGCATTCGCTGTAGGTTGAGCGAGTTTGACGTTTAGGCGCCTGCTTTTTCCGGGATAAGAAATTCCGCGCGATCTTTGTCCTTGATCCAGTTCGGCGGCTTGCCCCGGCCGGTCCAGCTCGCGCCGGTCTCAGGGTCCCGGAACTTGGGCTCGCCCACCGAGCCCTTCGCCTTGGTGCGGCTGGCAGGGAACACGTCCTGCTCGGTCAACTGGTATTGCTGAATCAGGGCGCGTACCTCTGCCACCGCCCCTGCCTTCTCCGTCTTCATCACTTCAGCGATGCGTGCATCCAGCTCGGCCTTTTGCTGCAGCAGGGTCTTGTATTCACTCATTGTTTTTTCTCCAGTAGGGTTTCGAAAAGTGGGGCCCTTCTTTTGGTAGGGCCATGGATTAAAAGTTCTGGTCATGCCGCAATTGCGGCAGCCAGGATAAATGCACCGGCAAAGCCAGTGCTGCCGGCCAGCAGGCTCTGCCCGCGAGGCCAAGGAAAACGCTGCGAAGGCTCATGGCTGAGCTTGGAAGCTATCGCGCACGTCGGCGATATGGGCGATCAGGCCATCGCAGAACGCCGCGAAGCTGGTGGCAGGCATGTGCACGGCGCCCCGGTCCTTGACGGTATGAACGCCCACCGCGTTGGCGGTCGTGGCGCTGATCTCGAAAATGCCCAAGCGCGCGTTAATCTGGCCCAGCTTCAACGTCTGGCCGCTGGCCACCAGTTCCTGCAACTGCAGCTGGTCCAGCGCTGCAGGCTGGGTTGTGGCCGGTGGTGCCGGGTGCAGCGCAGGGATGGGCGCCATTTCGACCTCGACATGCAGATCAGGCTGCGTGGCCAGGTCGAAGCCGATCAGCTCAGGCTGCGGCGGTGCCTCGTCGCGGGCGGCAGGCGCTGGCTCCGGGTGCGTGGCCGTGAATTCCGCAATGCACTGCGCATAGTAGGCCCGAGCCAGTTCCAGCTTCACGTCCATCTGCGCCTCCAGCGCACGGTCGCGCTCGATGGCCCAGGTGGTCAGGCGCATGTGCTCGGGGATGTGCTCGACCAGGTGAAGCTGCTGCGGCTCGTACTGGCCCAGCAGTTCCTCGGGCGTGTTGACCATGGCGTAGTTGACCTCCCAGCGGTTCACGTCCCACAGGCGCATGTAGCCGCGCATCTGCCACTCGTAGAGCGAGTCCTGGCAGTCACGCACGAATGCGGGGAAGGTTTGCAGGCTCCACGAGCATTTCAGGTCGTGGCCGCAGCGGCGCACCAGGTCCACGGTGTCGGCTTCACCCGTGATCTGTCCGTCGGTGCGCCGCTCGGTGTTCTTGGCCAAGGTCAGCCCGCGCACGCGGTTCAGCAGGGCCAGGCCTTCGGCTTCGACGGCAAGGCCCTTGTCCGTGTATTTGCCGGACACCTCGAAGTCCATGCCCCACAGTTCCTGTCGCACCAGCTCCCGGATATAGGTCTTGGCGGTCTCGCTGAGCGTGCCCAGCTTGAGCCGTTCCAGCACGGCCTTCTCTTCGTCCGTGCGCTTCTTCTTCGCCTGGATGGCTTCGACCTCGGGCGTGATCAGTGCGGGATCGATGCTCACGGGCGCGGTCATCAGCTTGCCGATGCTGGAGCAGCGGAAAAGGACCTCCGTCATGCCGCACTGGCACCTTCCAAGGGCTTGCTCGGCCGCCTGCAGGACAAGGTGGCCGACCTCACCGGCTACCGCTCCGTCGATGACTTCCTCTACGCCTGGCAGGACAAGTTCATCGACCTCAAGCGCATTCAAGCCACCATCCGGGCTCTGAACGGCACCGTCAGCGAGACAAATGGCGCCTACCGGGGCGAGGAGCTGTACCACAAGCGCGTGGCAAAGCGCACGGCCAACTTCCTGCGCGACGAAGTGCAGCCGCTGCTGCGGCGCCTGAACGCCACGGGCGTGTCCATCGAGGAGCTGGAGCGCTTCCTGCACGCCCGCCACGCGCCCGAGGCCGACCGCGTGATGGCCGAGCGCAACCCTGGCGCACAGCAACTGCAGCAGCAGCGTGACGCCGCAAAGAAGGCAGTGGACGACCTGCGCAACCAGCTGCAGCGCGCCCAGGCCCGGGGCATGGCCACCGGCCCGGTGCAGAAGGCGCTGGGCCTGGCCCTCATCGATCAGGACCGCTGGGACGGCGCGGAGGCCTTCGCTGGCACCGAGGAGGAACGCCTGTCCCTGTCGGGCATGAGCGATGCCGAGGCGGCGGCAGTGATGGCCGGCTACAGCCTGGACCAGCACCAGGTGCTGGACGAGCTGGCTGCGCGCGTGGATCGGATGAACGAGGGCACGCTGCAGACCCTGGAGAACTACGGACTCATGGACCAGGCCACGCTGGCGGCCTGGCGCAAGACCTACCAGCACTACGTACCCCTGCACCGCGACGAAGCCCACCCGGAAAGCAAGGCTCACCCTATCGGCCAGGGATTCAGCACCAAGGGTGATGCGGCCAAGAAGCGCACGGGCTCGAACGAGCGCGTGACCAACATCCTGAGCCACATCGTCATGCAGCGGGAGGCGGCGCTGACGCGCGGCGAAAAGAACAACGTGGTCAAGCGCTTGTACCTGCTGGCCGCCCAGAACCCGGACAAAGATCTGTGGAGCCTGGAGTTGCCCAAGAAAAAGGCGCTGGACCCCGGGCCTGGTGCGCACGATGGTGGACCATGCGGCCAAGCTGCGCGCCAATGTCGTGTCGGTGCGGATCGGCGGCAAAGACCAGTACATCGTGTTCAACGAGCGCAACGAGAAGGCCGTGCGTCTGGCCATAGCCATGAAGAACATGGACGCCATGGAGCTGGACAGGTTCACTCGGGGCGCGGCCTGGATTACGCGCTGGTTCGCGTCCGTGAACACCCAGTACAACCCGGTGTTCGGCGTCATGAACCTGGCACGCGACCTGCAGGGCGCCATGCTGCAGCTGTCCACCACGCCGCTGGCGGGCAAACAAGCCGAGGTGTTCCGCAACATCCGGAGCAACACCCGCACCATCTACAAGGATCTGCGCCGCGAGCGCGGGGAGGAGGACGCCGGCACAAGCGAATGGGCCAAGTTGTGGGAGCAGCTGCAGCTGGACGGCGCCACCACCGGCTACCGTGACCTGCACGCCGATACCAAGGACCGCGCCAAGGCACTGCACAGGGCGCTGGACCAGGTGGGCGAGGGCAAGGTGGTTGGCAGCGGCCGCGCGCTGCTGGCCTGGCTGTCGGACTTCAATGAAACCCTGGAGGGGACAACGCGCCTCGGTGTCTACAAGGCGGCGCTGGACCAGGGTATCAGCAGGCAGGAGGCCGCGAGCATCGCCAAGAACATCACGGTGAACTTCAACCGCAAGGGCCGGAACATGCCCGTGGCCGGCGCGCACTTCGCTTTCCCGAACGCAGCGATTCAGGGCAACAAGCGAATGCTGGAGACGCTGGCCGGCCCGGCCGGGCGCAGGATCATGATGGGAGGGGTGGCCCTGGGCATGGTGTCGGCCATGGCCGGTTATCTGATGATGGGGGGCGGTGATGGCGCCGACGACGAGTGGAAGAAGATCCCGGACTTTGTGAAAGAGCGGTCCATCATCATTCCGCTGGGCCGCCAGGACTATGTGGCCATCCCCCTGCCGCTGGGGTTCCACGTCTTCCCCAACATCGGGCGCACCATTGTGGAAATGGCCGTGCACGACGACCCGACCAAGAGCCGAATGGGTCACGTCCTGGACATGGCAGTGCTGGCCCTCGATGCCTACAAACCGCTGGGCGGATCTTCCAACTTGAAGCAAATGCTGTCGCCCACCTGGTTCGAACCAGCTCTGGCGTTGATCGATAACAAGGACTGGACGGGCCGGGAGATCTACCGGGAAGACCGCGACTCGAAGAACCCCACACCGGGTGACGCCCGAGCGAAGGACGCGACGGCCTGGCCCTACAGGGCGGCGGCCCGCCTTGCGAACGCGGCTTCCGGCGGCAACGAATGGCGGCCAGGTGCCTTCAGCCCCACACCCGAGGCTATCTATCGAGTATCTGCTCGGACAGATCACTGGGGGCGTGGGCCGAGAGGCGTCTAAGGTCGCCAGCATTGCGACTGCGGCCTGGACGGAAGAGGAGTTGGCCGCGCACCAGCTCGTCCTGATCGGCCGGGTCTATGGCAACTCACGCGGCGTGAACGGGCAGAGCGCTGGCTACTACGAGAACCTGAAGCGCATCAACGTCAGCATGGCCGAGGCCAAGGGGCGGGTGGATCGAGGGGAGGATGTAGATGCGGTGCTGCTGGATGTGCCGCTGGCCCAGTTGGACGGTGCTGCCGGCCTGATGGACAAGCACATATCCAACCTAGTGAAGGCGCGGCGCCGCATTCAGGCGAGTGATGAGCCGAACAAGCGGGAGCTGGTGAAGGCCTTGAACCTGGAGATTGGGCTGTCAATGCGTCAGTTGAACGAAGCGGTTGATGATTCGCTTGGCCAATCCCGGCAACGATGACGAGGACTGTGGTCTACTAGTTGTGAGTCGGTCACGATAGTAGACCTCTGTGGGTGAAAACGCGAGCTTAAAAAATACCAGAATGGGTTACTATATGATACATTCGGTTTTAATGGTCAGGTGTTTGAGATGAAGCCTCTTCTGATCAGGAAATTAATTGTCAAAATAGGAGTGGATGGTGAAAATTCTTTCTGATGTGGATAATAATCATTATGTAAATTGGTTGCATCTGTCAGATTTCCATACCGGGAAAGACGATTTCGCTACTGGAAAAATGTTTGATTATATAATACGCCACGTCGAAGAACGTTTAGAGGGGGGGGTTATTCCGGATTTTCTTTTCTTGACTGGTGATCTCGTTCAATCAGGAAAGCAATTCCAATATGAAGATTTTTGGCTAAAGTTTGTCGATCCACTTCAGCAGCGAATTGGTAATGGTATAGCTGATCGTACTTTCGCCGTTCCGGGGAATCATGATCTCCAGCGAGAGGTTTTGAATTTTTTTGACCCAAAATTAATTACTGATGCACAGAGTAGATTTTTTGATGCAGATGGTCAAGGAGCGAAAACCCGAACGGATCAATTGTTTCCAAGATTTTCTCCCTATGTAAATAATGACATGTCTGCGGGACGCGGTCACTGGTTTTCGGAAGATGGCGCTTTTGCTGTCACTCATACGATTCGAGGAAGAAACGTAGGCGTGGCTGGGATAAACACCGCATGGCTTTGCAAGGATGAAAACGACAAAGAGAGGCTTTCACCGGGAAAACCATTAGTCGAAAGAGCTTTGGAGAGGATCGCCGATGCAGAGATTAGGCTGGTACTTGGTCATCATCCGATGGACTGGATTGTTCAACACGAGCAAAAGCCCTTGAAATCTCTTCTGGGTAAGTTCCATGCTATATATTTGCATGGACATTTGCATGAGTCATGGGCTCAAGCGGATAATTCAAGTGGGGGATTCCTGGCAATCCAAGCGGGAGCTGCCTTCCAAGCGAGAGAGGGTGAGCGTTGGAAGAATGGTCTACTTTGGGGGCGTGCGGATCTTGGTTCTGCCAAAGTACTGTTGCAGCCGTGGACTTGGAACTCCAATCTACAGCAGTGGAATATTGCAAGTGATGCACTTTATCGTAATCGACTTGATGAAACAGGTCATTGGTGGTCCTTCGATTTGCCTGTGCCGATGCCCGCGCAAAAAAAAGTTGACTATACTTCCCCAATAAAGGAAATTCATCCGCCGAGAGGTTGGTCGATAGTGAATGCTTCTGTGGATTTGCAGAAGTATCGCAAACCATTGCTTCAAGAAGATGCCGTTAAATATTTTGAAGGAGGAGCTCCTGATTGGGCAATTGTTTCCTCGACGTCAATTGGTTCTCGAGAAATTGTGGATACTATAGTTCTTCAGACAGATCAATTTCGTCAAGCTGAGAAGCCATTTATATCATTGCTTCTTGGATCTGGATGCGAGGGGAAATCAACTGTATTGTTGCAGGCGGCGCAGCAGATTGCTAGTGGAACAGATTGGAGAATCCTTCATCGACGTAATGAGGGGGTTATCACGGAAGCTGAGGAAATTATCGCATGCTTAAGTACTTCATATAAATGGTTATTACTTGTAGACGATGCAGCGAATGCGGCGGCTCTAGTTAGTCGGCTTCTAGAAAAACTCCCGGCCATCATGTTTGGTAAAGTCTTCGTACTGATGGCTAGCCGCGAATCAGACTGGAGAATGTTTGGCGCACAAAACCAGATTTGGCCGTCCGCGTATCATTTTTGTGAGAATCGTGTCGAAGGCTTAACAAGCCTAGATGCAGATCTAATAGTCGAGAGTTGGGGCGCTTTCGGCGAAGCAGGACTTGGTCGATTGGCTGAAGTTGATAAGTCAAAGAGAGCCAGTAAGTTGGAAGAATATGCAAAAAAAGAAGCGACCATGGCGGAGGGGGCGCTATTTGGAGCACTTCTAACTGCGCGGATGGGCTCCGATCTTCGTCTACATGCTACGCATCTGCTTGATCGATTGTCACAACATAGGATTTCTGAAAAAAACACTCTTTGCGATGCTCTTCTTCTTATTGCGGTAATGCATGCAGAGGGGTTGGATTTTCTGTCGCGTCCTGTGCTGGCGTCCGCACTTGGAATAAATCGAGATAATCTATATAGAGATGTTCTGGTTCCATTGGGCCGCGAGGCGGCTGCGACTACGCGATCAGGGCAAGTTTACACTCGACATCGAAGAATTGCGGAGGCCCTTATACTAACGGCCGCTGATCAGCAAGCGATTGATACGCAAAGTTTGTTGATCAAGCTGGTTTCAGGCGCAATGCAACTGGGGCGTGATCTCCCAAATTCTAGGGCTTGGAGATTTTCAGTATCTGAGACTATACTGCCGAAAAATCCACATTTGGCTATTGAGGTTGCGAAGACGGTTCTTGTTCACGAGGATAATCAGTATGTAAGATCTCATCTTGGTAGTTTATATAGAAATGCTGATCGTGCTGATGAGGGTGCACTAGTTTTTCGCGAGAAATCGGAATTTGTACACCTAAGTCGTGCATTTGCTCTTGAATGGGGTATTACAGAAGGTTTATTGGGAAACCAAAGCGCGAGCGTCATATTGGAGGGGTATTCGTTAAGTGATCAATGTGAACGCGGGTGGCCTACTAGAGAGGATGCGCAACGCCGATTGTCGAATCTTGGATATGCATTTGGAGAGCTTTTTCTGCTCTATGGAAATGTTAAGTTTAGTAATGCACAAATGTCTGTGGCATTATTAGGCTTGGCATTGCCTTCATTGGATGGAAGAGCTCGTAGTTATTTTAACGCTCACAAGAATTCGGCAGAATCAACTGGCGCGTCTATGATGAGACTAGATGACGCAATAGAATCGCTTAAGATTGGCATTGATCTTGCGGCCGAAAGTGGTATAAATCCTGAAGTGGTCCCAGTGCTTCCTGATTATCGAGATATAACTTTCTTTGGCTTAAGAAAAGTTGTGGGAATATGATTTCCTAGAAATACTTAAAAAAATGCAGAATCCTTAGATTAAATTTATTTACTGGAAGAGTTTCTTGTATTCTGTAAAGATATTTCTCAACTTCATAGCTGGAAATATGATGCATCACGATGCTTCAGAAAGTTCCGATTTCTTTAAATTCTCACAGATCGTTTCTTATGAGATTGGCTGAGTGAGTGGTTGCCTAATTCGCTTAATTTGGCCATAGGGGGCTTTGATCGGGTGCCTATACATCAAGGACTCCCCTGCTTTTCACTGGTAAGGCGCAAGTAGTCCGAGGGGCGCTCGTGGAGCCTGATCAGCCTCAGCGTGCAGCATAGTTGCTACAGAAAGGCTGGAGGGGTGCTCTAAGTTACTGTCAGGTAATGTATTTTTTCAAAAATCAATCCAGTCCATCATGGGCGCAACGGACATGCGCCACATGCTGGCAGGTGCTTGATTTTCTACGTTTGTCATTGATCTGATTGGATTTTTTGCTCTGGCGTCGTTGCCGGATTCTTCGCCATTCAACCCCGTTTTTGCTGATTTTCTCGCTGGCTTTGCTACATCCTTCACCTGTAGCAAAACAGATGGGAGCATCACTTCACGCAAGCGCGCACACGGCTTGCTTGCTCGCTTGCCTGCACCGCACAGATCCGGCTGATGGAGAACGGCACGTTCGTCCACCGCGAAAGCCAGACCTACCGTCGGAAAGTGCTGGCCAACGAGTGGCTGCGCAGGCGCGAGTACGAAATGGACCAGGAGCGCGCTTCCTGCCAGGCTGTGCACAAGAAAATTTCAGTGTGGGAGCCACTGCGGGATTATGTCAGTGCGGCCGAAAACGTGACTGAGTGGGGCCGTAGCAAAAAGGCCGACATCGCGCGCCTGCAGGCCTCTGGTCGGGCCGACCTACAGACCACCAAGCTCACGGTGCAGGATCTGATGGGCTACGCCAAGAAGCGGCGCACGGAAGACGAGGCCGGCCCCTCCACCGTGCTCAATGACATGGTGTGGCTGCGCCAGGTCTTCCTGCATGCTTCGGCCGCGCGCGGCATCGATGCGCCGCTGCATGTGCTGCACCGCGCCAAGTCCGAACTGCTGCGCACGTGGGTGATCGCCAAGCCGGCTCAGCGCTCGCACCGGCTGCTGCCGGAAGAAGAGTCCAAGCTGCTGGAGCACTTCGCCAGCCGCGACGGCCGGGCGTCTATCCCCATGCGCGACATCATGCAGTTTGCGCTGCTCACGGCGCGGCGCCAGGAAGAGATATGCCGTCTGCGTTGGGTCGATGTGGATTTTGAGAAGGGGGTAGCGTGGCTGGATGACGTGAAGCACCCCCGCATGAAGAAGGGTAACCGGCGATGCTTTCGAGTGCTCAATGCGGCAGCCGACATCATCAAAAGCCAGTCGAGGGAAGAGGGCGTGGAATTCGTCTTTCCCTACAACAACAGATCAGTCGGAGCCGCATTCACGCGTGCCTGCCATGTCCTTGGTATCGAGGATCTGCACTTCCACGACTTGCGCCATGAGGCGACGAGCAGGCTGTTCGAGAAGGGATACAGCATTCAGGAGGTTGCCCAGTTCACATTGCGTGAAAGCTGGGCAACGTTGAAACGGTATCGGCCACATAGGCCCAGCAGATAGAAGGGAGTCGTGCATTCATGTGGGCCTCCGGAAATGAAAACGGCCCGCGAGCCATGAGGCTGCGGGCCTGAAAATCTGAGGATTGAAGGACCTACTCCATATTTCTGTACTGACGGAGAGTCCTTGTTGTCGGATGTTCCATGAACTGCGAGATCAGCGATCGGGCTGATCAAGGTTCAGTGTGTAGGAGTTGCCGAAACGTGGACCTTCTATCACGACTTCGTGCTGGCCGAGATCGCGCGCCAGGTGGTCATCGACGGCCGCCGGCACTCGAAAGCCACCTGGAAGGAGCACTTCCGCGCCGAGTACCTGGGCAGCCGTGCGGTGACGCACCATGACCCGATCAGCGGCGCCACGACCACCACGCAGGAGCGCATCAGCACGGAGAGCCTGGGCGTGCGCGAGTACGGCGACCTGATCGACCGCGTGATGGCCCACGCCATCAACGAGCTGAACGTGGAGTTCCCGGCGACCTTTGAGGAGTGGGAGCGGGAGCAGACCCACCCGGACACCGGCGAGGTGATTGGCGGAGTGTGCCCCTGATGCGCCGCACTGCCTTCAAGTCCGGCGGGGCAGGGTTCCGCCGGCGGGCCGCTCCTGCGTCCCATGCCGCCCACGAGCTGGCGCGAGAGCAGCGCCTGGAGGCCCGCGCCATGGTCGAGGCCCGGCCGCGCGCTGCCACTGTGGCGCTCATCGACCAGCACCAGGTCGTGCCCGCGCCGAAGACCGTGGCCCAGCGCAACCCGCGCCTGCGTGCCCTGGCCAAGGGCCAGCAGTGCCTGCTGCTGGTACCGGGGATCTGCACCAACGACACCACGACGGTCGTCTGCTGCCACAGCAATCTGTCCATCCATGGGAAGGGCGAGCGCAGGAAGGCCGACGACCACTACAGCGCCTGGGGCTGCGCCGCGTGCCATTCCTGGCTGGACCAGGGGCCTGCACCGGCCGCGCGCAAGGAGGCCGCGTTCATGGCCGCGCATCTGCGCCAGGTCCTGGCATGGCGCGCGCTGGCCTACGCCCCGAACATCGATGCCCGCGACCGCGCCGCTGTGCTGTGGGCGCTGGGCCTTCTGAATGCAACACCTATTTTTTTCTGAGACCGGGGGAGAACATGACCACGATTGCCCGATACAACGCCCTGCGCCGCGAGCTGCTGCAGGTTGAGCTCGACCTAGCTGCATCCAAACGCGCCTACCTGTCGGACGGTATCAATTGCCCCCGCGGTGCCCGCGCAGTGCTGGAGGAGCGCCGCGCCGAGCTGCGTCTGGAGCTTCACGACCTGCGTGGATTGGTGGAGGAGTTGCGGGAAGCCGCAAAGAAGGCGAAGGGAAACCAGTTCCTGCTGGCTTTGATTGCCCGGTGCGAAGGGGTTGGCCGCCACGACCTAGTGCGCGCGGCGAGCGCTGAGGCCTCGCAATGGCTACGCGATCAGGGAATGGCCCAGACATACAGCGCGAAGGTGTGACTACTTGAGCTGCATGGACTGGATGGCTGGCCAGCTGGAGGGCTGGCACGAGGAGGGGGCGCGGCACAACAACCCGCGCCCTGCGGGCGTCATCCGCCCGGGCAGTGGCACCGACGTGCTGCTGCGGTTTCTACGCCAGGCCCCCGGGCGCTGTTTTTTCCATTCCGAGCTGGTCCTGGCCCTGGGCCGCAGCAAAGGGGAGATCGATTGGGCACTGCTGTACCTGGTGCGGGAGGGCCAGGTGGAAAGTCGGCTCACTGAGCTGCCGGCGCGCAAGCCTGTGATGCGGTATCGACTGGTAGCGGAGCAGGACATGCCAAAACTATCGACATCATGAACAAGGCCCGCAGTGGCGGGCCTTGTTGTGCGCGTTGCTCTATCAGTTGCGGCGGCGCATGCGGCGCAGGCCGAACATCGCCAGCAGGGCCGACATCAGGATCACGCCCCACTCGCTGAGCGTGGGAATGGCTGCTGTACCGCCGGGGCCTGCTGCTGCCAGCACGGGCACGAGAGGATCGCTGATGGCGCCCACGGCAGGGTTGGTGTCGCCTGGGCCGTTGTCGGTGATGGTATAGGTCACCGTGGTGCGCGCGCCGTTGACGATCACATTCAGCGAGGTGGCAGGGTTCATCGGGTCGAACCATCCGCCGGCTCCATCGGGCTTACGGAACTGCACGCCTTGAGGCAGCGGGCTGGGGTAGGTGAGGGTCATCGTCACAGATCCCGTGCAGTTTGCGGCGCTGAAGGCGAATTGGCCATTGGGCGCTTGCAGGTTCGGTGGAGTGGATGCCGCCGGGCCAAAGCCGCCGCCAGGTTGCAGCGTGCAGGTGGCTCCGCCACCGGACATCGTGGCCGTTGGTGTGCCTGCCATGCCTGGCACGCTGCCGGGCGCGCTCACCACTTCCAGCTTGCGTGGAGTGGCTTGTGCGTTGGCAGAGGCTGCGCCAGGGGTATCGTTTGTCGCCACGACGCTGAAGTCGTAGGTGAAGCCGTTGGTCAATCCCGTCACGATGATGGGCGAACCCGCGCCGGTTTGTGTAGTGATGCCAGGTGCACCGGGAGCGGCCACGGGAGTCGCTGTCACGGTGTAGCCAGTGATGGGGTTGCCACCGTTGGACGCCGGAGCAGTGAAGGTAACCGTAGCTTGGCCGTCCCCTGCTGTGACATTGCCTATGGTGGGAGCACCAGGCGCTGCCGCGTTCACCGTGAAGATTTGAGACACCTGAGGTGCTGGCAGGTAGGTTCCGTCGCCGCCTTGGTTTGCATCGACAGTGCAAGAGCCTGGGCTCACAAAAGTCAGCGCCCCGCCCGAGGTGATTGTGCACACTGCATTGGTAGTCGCCGTGAAGGCCACGGCTAGGCTGGAACTGGCAGTGGCGGGCAGTGTCGGCGTTGTGCCGAATGTCTGGGTACCAGGGTTCGCGAACGTGATGATCTGGGCTTGCCGGCCATCCACCAACACGCCTGCCGTGGCGTCTACGTTTGCCAGACTTAGGACAGCGTCAATGCCTCCGCTCCTCATCGTGCTCCCATTGAGATTAATGGACGAGCCCAATGTCACTCCATCGGCATCCGCATCACCCTGCTGCACGGTATACATGAAGAGCAGGTTGGAGGTGCCGCTGCCACCGACGAAGTTCGCTTGCCGGGCCGTTGAGCCAACAGTCAGCGGAATGGAAGGCGGGCCGCCGGCTGTGACCGTGACGGGAGCGTTGTACCGCACAGTGAACTGCAGGTTCTGACCTACGATATAGGTTCCATTGGCTGGAACGGCCACCGATTGCACTGAGGGCGCGGAGGCAGTCAGCGTGTAGTTCAATTGGGTTGAGCAACCGACGTGATCTGTGACGTAAACCGTATACGATCCGGCACCGAGCCCAGTCGCAGTAGCGGCCGTGCCACCAGAAGGGGACCATGAGTAGGTGTAGCCACCGTTGCCGCCGGAGGCGACAACCGTTGCGGAACCGTTGTTGCTGCTTCCGACTGGATTGACCTGCGACTTTGTGCCCGATACCACAGCTGCAGGCTGATCAACTGTCACAGTTGCTGTTCCCTGCAACAGGTTGTTGTCAGTCACCGTGACTGTGTATGTGGCTGCCGTGAGCCCCGTGGCGGTAGCACCTGTACCACCAGCAGGTGCCCAAGAGTAGTAGTAGGGTAGCGTGCCATTCTGAACGTTGGTGACCGTGGCGGTGCCGTTGGAGCCCCCATTGCACGAGACGTCGGTCTTGGATGCGGTTACGTTTAGCGATTGTGCGCTGGCAGAGCCTGCATAGGCGACAAGGGCAAAGGCGCTGCCCAGTACCCATGTGCGGAAATTCCCGGATGACATGTTGGTTCCCTTTTTTAGCAACGGCTCGCTCCCTGTAGCGCTGTATACCGAACACGTGCTCGATGGCCGAATGCGGTGCGAATTGTAGAAATTTGTGTCTTTTGTGTCCATAACTGAGATTTGGTAGCCGTTTGAAGTAGACGCGGTTCCGATGCCGCTGTCGTCCCAAGCCTGCCAGCGTCGGGGGGATGAGCAAGGAACACAAGCAGGCCCCGCAGTGGGAGCGCATTGAGTTGGACTACAGGGCCGGCATCAAGAGCCTGAGGCAGATAGCAGCAGAGCAGGGGATCAGCGAGGGGGCGATCCGCAAGCGGGCCAAGCGGGACGACTGGAGCCGGGACCTGTCGGAGCGCATCCAAGACAAGGCTGAGCAGCTGGTACGCAAGGAGGCGGTACGCAGCGAAGTACGCGCGGAACGCAGTGCGTCCGAACGTGAGGTGGTGGACGCGAATGCGCAGGCTGTGGCCACGATCCGGCTGGCGCACAGGCGGGACATCCAACGGGCGCGCAAGATCACCAATGCGCTTCTGGATGAGCTGGAGCAGATGGCGGACGCGGACACGGTGGCCTAACTGCAGGAGCTGGGCGAGATGCTGCGCTCGCCGGACGACAACGGCCTGGACAAGCTGAACGACCTCTACCAGAAGGTCATCAGCCTGCCGGAGCGCTCCAAGACCATGAAGGTGCTGGCCGAGAGCCTGCGCGTCGTGTTGGACATGGAGCGCCAGGCCTTCGGCATGAACGACAAGGACGCGGGCAAGGGGCCGAACGGCGGCGGCAACGTGGGCCACTTCGAGCTGCACTTCGTGGATGCGCCGGCGCGCGAGAACGATCCGCGATACGGGGAGAGCGCATGAAGCTGCCGCCACCCAGCACGCGGCCCACGGCCCTCGCGCTGTCCCTGGACGCGGCCCTGGCCGGTGAGAACCTGGAGCCGGACTTTGCTGAGGACTACGAGGTTGACCGCTCGCGCGTTCGGGTCGAGTTCCCCGCCAAGCTGCCCGGCCTGTTCCAGCCGAAGCGCTTCAAGGTCATGTACGGCGGGCGCGGGGCCAAGTCCTGGTCTGTGGCCATGGCCCTGCTGGTGATGGGCAGCAACCGCCCCATGCGTATCCTGTGCGCGCGCGAGATCCAGAAGTCCATGCGCGACTCGGTGCACCGCCTGCTGTCCGATCAGGTCGCGGCCTTGGGCTTGGGCGGCTTCTACGAGGTGCTGGACACGGAGATACGCGGCGCCAACTGTTTGCGGGCCTGCAGAGCCACACGGTGGACTCGATCAAATCCTATGAGGCCATCGACATCGTGTGGGTGGAAGAGGCCCAGAGCGTCAGCGCGCGCAGCTGGGAGGTGCTGGTGCCGACCATCCGCCGGCCTGGCTCGGAAATCTGGCTCACGCTGAACCCGGACCTGGCCACGGACGCCACCTATGCCCGGTTCATCGAGGCCGCCGACAGCGACACCTGGCTGTGCGAAATCAACTGGCGCGACAACCCCTGGTTTCCGGAGGTGCTGGAGAAAGAGCGCCGCCGGCACTTCAAGCGCGACCCGCACACCTACTGGAACGTCTGGGAGGGCCGCCCCAAGCCCACGTTGGCTGGCGCGATCTATGCGAAGGAGGTGGAGCGCCTGTACAACGACGAACGCGTGTGCATGGTGCCGTAAAACCCCAAGCTGCCCGTGCACACGGTCTGGGACCTGGGCTGGGCCGACAACAGGGCCATCGCCTTCGTGCAGCGCACGGCCATGGATTTCCGCGTCATCAACTTCATGCAGGACAACCAGAAGACGCTGGAATGGTACGTGGAGCAGATGGAGAAGCTGCCGTACCGCTGGGGCACGGACTTCCTGCCGCACGACGGCGCCCACGGCGACTTCAAGACCGGGCAGACGGCCCAGCAGATCCTGGAGGACATGGGCCGCGAGGTGGAGGTGCTGGAGCGCGCGGGCCTGGAGTCGGTTATGGCGGCAAAGGCTGATGGGCATGCAACTGATGCAGCCCTGATGAGTGATTCCTGGCCCAACACGTCGCGTTGGACGAGCGCGCGGGCGGGCAAAAGGAAAAGCCACCCTTAGGTGGCTTGTGTTTCAGACTTGTCGTCGCCGCATTCTTGCAAGTCCGAAAATTGACATCAGCGCCGACAACACGATGAGGCCCCACTCAGAAATCGTGGGAATTGCATGCGAAGCTGCAGGTGCCGCCAGCAGCATGGGTGCGAAAGGATCCGTGATCATGCCCGGGACAGTGGTCTCGTTGTCGCCCTCACCGTCATCCGTGACGCTGTAGCTCACCGAATTGCCATTGACAGCCAGGTCCGGCGGCGTGAACCAGCCGACCTGCATGGGCGGCTGGCCGTGGGGGCCATATTTTTGCATCGTCAACCCCGCCAGGCTGCCGGCCGGGTAGTCCACTTGCACCTGGAGCTTGGCGCCTGCGCAGCCGGTGGTACTGAAGAACAGCGCACCCACTGGGAAGGATGCATTCGCCGGTGCACTGGGAATGCCCGACGCACTGATGCGAAGGGTTCCGGGGGACACCGTGCAACCCGCCTGGGTGCTGGTGACCAGTACGGACGCACTGCCTGCGTTGCCGGGCAGCGGTACGGTTTCGGCGACCGGTGCTGTCACAGCTACTGAATAGGCCCGTGAGCCTGTGGCGCCGTTGGCATCCGTGGCCGTCACTGTAAAGCTGCTGGTGCCGCTGGAGGAAGGGGTTCCGCTGATGGTGCCCGTCGATGTATTGAGGGACATACCTGCTGGAAGGCTGCCTGAGCTGATGGTGTAGCTGTAGGGAGCGGTGCCACCCGACGCGCTGACCGTCGCGCTATATGTAGTCCCTTGGAGCCCCGCGTTCAGGGAAGCCGGCGCTACCGCCAAAGTCGGGGCACTGACGGTGATGGATACCGTGGCCGGGCTGGATGTGCCGCTGGTATTGGTGGCGGTGTAGGTGAAGCTGTCCGGGCCTGAGTAACCGGTTGTCGGTGTGTAAGTGATGCTGGTCCCGCTGGCCGTGGCAGTGCCGTGGCTGGCTGCGCTGGCGATGGCCACGCTAGTGGCGGCGCCGCCGCTAAGGTTCAATGTGATGGGGTTGGCACTGCTGTTGGCAGCAACCGTGGCGCTGACGGCGCCGGCGACGGGCGCTTGGGCATTGATTGCAAATGTGTAGGCTCTTGATCCCGTAGCGCTGTTGGCATCTGTGGCCGTGATGGTCAGGTTGGAGGTACCACTGGAGGAGGGCGTGCCGCTGATCACTCCAGTAGAGACGATCAGGCTCAACCCGATGGGAAGAGTGCCGGCGGTAATGGTGTAGGAGTAGGGCGCCATGCCACCGGAGGCAGACAAGGTGGTGCTGTAGCTTGAGCCGGTTGTGCCGATGGGCAGGCTGGTAGGAGTTAGCGCAATTGTCGGAGCGCTGACGGTGATGGATACCGTGGCCGGGCTGGATGTACCTGTGGCATTGGTGGCGGAATAGGTGAAGCTGTCCGGGCCTGAGTAGCCTGCCGTGGGTGTGTAAGTGATGCTGGTCCCGCTGGCCGTGGCAGTGCCGTGGCTGGCCGCGCTTGCGACCGCCACACTGGCAGCAGCGCCGCCGCTGAGATTCAGCGTGATGGGGTTGGAACTGCTGTTGGCGGCTACTGTGGCGCTTACTGGTCCAGCGACAGGCGCCTGGGGAGCGATCACGAATGTGTAGGCTTTTGATCCCGTGGCACTGTTGGCATCTGTGGCGGTAATGGTCAGGTTGGCGGTGTCACTGGCGAAGGGCGTGCCGCTGATCAATCCGGTGGAGGTATTCAGGGCCAGTCCGGGAACAAGACTTCCAGCGGTAATGGCATAGGTGTAGGGCGCGGTCCCCCCTGATGCCGAAACGGTGGCGTTGTAGGGGAAATTGACGAAGCCGTTGGGCAGGCTGGCCGGGGCTATGGCAACGGTCGGGGCACTGACCGTGATGGACACTGTGGCCGGGCTGGAGGTGCCGCTGGCATTGGTGGCGGAATAGGTGAAGCTGTCCGGGCCTGAGTAGCCCGCCGTGGGTGTGTAAGTGATGCTGGTTCCGCTGGCCGTGGCAGTGCCGTGGCTGGCTGCGCTGGCGACTGCCACGCTGGTGGCGGTGCCGCCACTGAGGCTCAGTGTGATGGGGTTGGCGCTGCTGTTTGCTGCGACCGTGGCGCTCACTGCCCCTGCAACAGGCGCTGGCACGTTGTAGGTATATCCATTGGTAAGAGTGGCCGAACCGCCAGGCGTAATGACCGCAACATTCACAGCGCCTGCCGCATGGGCTGGCGTGGTGGCCGTAATTGTGGTGGCGTTGTTGACGGTGTAGCCCAAGGCAGCTGTACCTCCGAAGCTGACTGCAGTGGCGCCCGTCAGATTGTTACCGGTGAGCGTGACCGAGGTGCTGCCGGCGGTGCTGCCGCTGTTGGGGGCGACGTTCGTCAGCGTGGGCACAGCGGAACTGGTGACCAACAGGTGATACGTGGCTACACCACCGTCGTTGTGGCCGTCATTCAGAGTGATGCTGAAGGTATACGCGCCGGCTGTGGTGGGGGTGCCATGCAAGAGCGTGGTCGCCGAGCCTGGCGAAGGGTCCAGTATGAGTCCTGGCGGGAGGCAAGGCGTCACTCCGTCATAGCTTGGATCCTCTGCGTCACACTCTACCCACATGTCCAAAGGCATTGTGCCCCCTATGGACGATATGGTGATGCTCATGGACTGTCCTACGGCGATGGTCGGTAGCGTGCTTCCTGTGACGGGGTTGGTGATAACTGGCGCCGCCGCATGGGACGAAGCTGCCAACATGAACAATTGCAAGAAAAAAACGGCGATCGCTCGAAGAAACCAAGGTACGAGCCGTATTTTTTGCGGAATTTTTATCATGTAGGCCATAGCTAATTACCTGGTTTTAGATTTGGAAGAATGCTTTTACTATTGAGAAATTCTTCTCAATTATTGCGATTAAGTCACGAAAAAACATAGCTTGAATGCACTCGTTGCTGTCAATGGCTAGAGTAGCGCTCAGTGATTTTAGTAATAAAAAGTATATTTTTCTATCACTGATTTCTCTGTACAAATAGCCGGCGTCGTTGGGTAAGGATGGTTGTCGGCGGTTTTTTCACCATGTTCCCCACTCGTACCAAGCCTGCCAACCTGCCGTGATTCAAACCACGTAAGGACGCACATGAGCTTGAACGACGACAACCTGCGCCTCCTGTCCGACGCCGAGCGTGAGGCCATGGAAGCCGACGACAACGACTACGACCCCGAGGAAGACAACGCTGCAGCGCTGGCTGCCCTGGGTCGCGGCCCCCTCGATGCGCAAGAGGAAGAAGAGGGCGACGACGACGCGGCTGACGCGGGCAAGGGCAAGCCCGAGCCCAGCACGCCCACCGAGCCCACTGAAACCACCGCTGCGCCCGCTGCAGCGCCCGCAGAACCCACCGATGCCACGCAGCCGACCGACGCACCGGCACCGAATCCGCAGACTGCGCAGCAGGCCGGCGGCTACCATGCAGAGCTGCCCGCCGACTACGACGCCCAAGTGAAGGCCAACAAGGATGCCGTGGCCGCCGCCCGCGCCAAGTTCAACGAGGGCGAGCTGGAGCAGACCTAACTGGACGCGGAACTGGACCGCCTGCAGGACGAGCGCGACCAGCTGCGCGACATGAAGACGCGCGCCACGGTGTCGGCCGAGATGCAGCAGCAGTCCACGCACCAGGCCTGGACGGCCACCATCAACGGCTTCTTCGAGGAAGCGGCCAAGAGCGCAGAACTGGGCATCGTGGACTACCGCAAGGACGCGGCCAAGCAGGCAGACCTGGATGCCATGGTGCGCGCGCTGGGCGCGGCGCCCGGAAACGAGCACAAGCCCATGCGCTGGTTCCTGGAGGAAGGGCACCGCTGCGTGGTGGCCCTGCATGGCATTGCCACGACAAAGAAGCCGGCGGACGTGCGGCGCAAGCCTGACGCCTCGGCCGTGGTCACCAACCTGGCCGACGTGCCCGGCGGCGCGGGCGATGCCGATCCCGTGAGCGACGAGTTCGCCGAGCTGGACAAGCTGGAGGGCCTTGCCTATGAGCGCGCGCTGGCCGCCATGTCCGAGGAAAAGCGTGATCGCTACAACCGCCTGGGCTGACACCGCCGGCATGCCGCCCACTTCCTCTACCCCCGACGCGCGCCGCATCTTCGTTGAGCTGCGCATGGGCGATGTGTTGGAGGTGGGCGGCGCCCGCATCCAGCTGGAATACAAGAAGGGGCAGGCCGCGCGAATGGTCGTTCTGGCAGCCCCTGAAACCACCGTCAAAAAGACACCGGCCGCGCTGCGGCCCGTACCAAGCCTGCCATCTTGAGGGCTGGAACATTTTTCAACCGGGGCGCTGGAGTGCTCGCTACCACACAGGAGCACTCCTATGGGCAAAACAGTGGTGGGCGTGAACAGCCCCCGCGCCGTCAAGCGCTTTTCCGGCAACCTGGCACTCGATGTGTCGCAGGCCTCGTACTTCGGCAAGCGTTTCGCGGCCGTGGGCCAGGGCGCCAAGACCCCTCTCCAACTGCTGACGGATCTGGAATCCGAAGCCGGCGACCTGATCAGCTATGACCTGCTGGCCGAGCTGCGCGTGGCGCCTGTCGAAGGCGACGATGTGCTGGAAGGCAAGGAAGAAGGCCAGCGCTTCTACACCGATGAGCTGTACATCGACCAGGCGCGTGCCGGCGTCAACACGGGCGGCCGCATGTCGCGCAACACACGCGGCGCCAACGGCCAGAGCAACGCCTACTACGAGAACCTCAAGCGGATCAACATCAGCGAGAACGAGTTCAAAGCCCGGGTACGGCGGGGCGAGGACGCCGATTCGGTTCTGGCTGATGTACCTCTGGCCAGGGCTCATGGCGCAGCGAAAGCGCTGGACAAGAAGATCTCTGACCTCCGCAAGTTCCGCCGGACGGTGCAGGCTGGGGATTCCCCTGACAAGCGCGACCAAATCAAGGCCATCAATCTGGAAATTGAGCTGTCAATGCGACAGTTGAACCGGGGCGTTCAGAATATGCTTAGTTATGTACGTAAGGAGTAATAAAAAGCAAACGATCGATTTTTTACTGCTGCTACCTACTCGTAAATATCTTTCTCAGTAAAACATTCGGATTGTGATCTAAAAGATGTCTTTTACTTGATAAATATTTTGGAGTTTACATCGTAGTTTTTCGAGCTGGTATCTATTGATAATGAATAGATCTTTGATATTGGTATTATTTATTGATTGCGATGGAGAAAATTATATAAAACTTCATACTTCACGAAGTTTGAGCTTTGTGACGTAAAGGAGACGCTGTAGCTTCGGGAAATTATCCTTATATTCTCGGTAGCTTTTATAAATGACTAGCTCAATTTCAGTGTTTGATATATGTTGTATACGCAGAGATAGGACTGGTTGAATAACTTCTTGCGCATTATTGCGGACATTATTGGCTAATTCATACTTTTTCAGAGCCATCAATTGCACTAGTTCTCCATTGTCATCAGTGACGGAGTTCTTGATGGGGTTTCCGTAAGTGGAAAATAGTTGCGCAATATCTGTGAAAATGGTATCGAGTTTGAGGTATGTCTTGTCCTTCCATACCATAGGAGGGAGTGTTTCGCGAGAAATTGCTGTTGATGTTGAAGCTGCGGTTGATAAGATGTTTTTATCAAAAGTGAGCTTGTTTAGGGATAGTGATTTACCTTTGATTTGTATGGGCTGCGCCGTTGAGGTGGATTGTTCGGATTTAATCGAAATGCCGAACAATGAACTAATCCAAGGGGAATTGCTCTGGTTCAGTAGCCATGGGTGGCTCTTGATCTCTCCATCAAACATTTGTTTGATGAATTTATAACATTTTTGATATAAAGGTAAAGCGTCGGGTTCGAGTTTTAGGTAGCAGCCAACTTCATCCTTTCTGAAGGTTAGTAGCGGCGATTTGGGCGCCTGCATGATACCGAGTAAATACCCTATGGTGAAATGATGTGCTGTATTGACATTTAATGCATTTATTAGATCACTGTAAGTCTTGAATCTAGAATTTGATGGTATGGAATTGACCACTTTTCGAAGTATTAGCGCGTAAATCTTGTCTCGTTCACTGGCTTTGTTTTTTAACTTTACGAGTGTTGAAATTCCATGATTTTTTAAGGCGTTAGTTTCAGATGTCTGGCTTGGTAACCAATAGTGAAATGATTTTTTTGCCCAGACCTGTGTCTCGAGATAGTGCTTTGTGGTTGGGAATGCAGCAAGTTTAATATGATTTAGACGAAGAAAAATGCTGTCTGTCCCGTAGTGGATGAGAGTAAAGAGGTTAAGTCGGGTTTCTCTTGATGCAAATAGCAATTTATTGATCACGTCTGGATCTATCCCAGTGTTTGAAAGCAAACGGAGAATGCTTCTCCTACTCATCGGTAACTGTTGAAGATCAAAGTGCTCGTAAATGTACTCACAGATCAGTGCGTACGCATCGTCGGCTTGCGAATGTGTTATACGCTTGACACGCTTTGCTGTTAATTGAAGCTTGTCGGTCTCATCGAGTAGAGGTAAATGCAACGGCTTTGGTGAAATCGTAAGGTCTCTCAGTGTTGTTGATTTCTCGATTATCTGCCGCGTATTCGGATATTCGTGAAGATGCGTATTATCGAGAAGATCGTGATATATTCTCAACTTGTTCTTACAGCTCGTCTGCATGACCGCAAAGGGACTGCGCAGAAGAGTGTAGGTGCCAGAAATTAATAGTTTAATCTCAGATGGTCTTAGTTTTGATACGTCCATCAAATCAATGACTAAACTATCCATTTTCGATTCTATGATCTCGCCCTTTGTGACATAGAGCCACGCTAAATGAGCGAAAACCTTGTCAAACTGTGCTAATCGCTCCACTTTGGTATCAGATGGCGTTTCTTGTCCGTCCGGAATTTGGTTTATGGTGACGGCCTCAACCACTAGGGTATCTCTCTTTGAGTACTTTTGGCCGGTGGAGCCTGGGGCTGATTGCTTCCCCAGAGCACGCTGTCTCGCTAGGTCCACCTCGTATGCACCAATTCGTGCACTCCAGCTCCTATACGCGAGCTTCAGCAGTTTCAGGCGTTGACTCCAGTTCGCGGTAGGGATGAGGCGCAGGCCGCCAGTGGTATGAACGAAGCCAGCGTGCACCATGCCTGACACAACCTTTTTGAAGACTGCAGGGGGCGTGCTCTGGCGGACTTGATCGCTCGACCACTGTGTAGGTCCGTTGAAAGATAGAGTGTCTAAAATCCGTGAAACTAGGCGATCCATGGGCTCCAGAGCACGTTGCAGTTCAGCTTCTTTACTTTGGATAAAGCGACCGTTGATGTATACCAGTCTATGGACAGCATCTTCGGAAAATATGGATCTGGGATGTGAAGCACACCATTCAAGCAAGGCTAGGTAGGTTTCACGCATCCGCAAGCCCCTAGCTAGACTGCGCATTGCAGTATGGGCTTGGATGAAAGTAAAACCAGTGTCAGCATTCCTATCAACGAAGAATTTTATCTCGCTCTCGATGTCGAATGCTGGCGGTGCTGCCATGTGTGGCCAAGCGGGTGCCAGTTGTGGAGCGTCAGAATGAACCCGGATGTTCAGTGCCGGGGCGGGTATGGACGGTGCAATTGCATGGGAGGGGACCAAAACTATATTATGAACAACAGGTGTTTTGTCATATTGAATTGGCTCTGTGGATTTATTAGGTTTGGCTGGTATCAGCAGTTCGGCCGCGAGGGGGGGAAATGCACGCGTTGTCTTTGTGTCTTGCATTTCCCGGCGTAGTTTAATAGAGATGGGCTTGTGACCGAGAACATTTACAAGACGTGCACGTACACGACGGGCGGTGGAGTCTATCTGAGCTGGGCGTGTAGAAGTGTTTAGTATGGACTGATTGGTAATGCTGTTGAGTTCGGCTATCAACTTCACCACGCTGTGCAGCGGGGGAGGAGATGTCTGCAGCCAGATTGCATCGAACCAATCATGAATCTCCTGGACTTGCAGAAGATCAGTTAACAGGACTCCGAATTCTGTGCGACGCAGCACCCCTGCATGGGTAAGGTTAGCGGAGCCCGTATATGCGGCTACACCGCTGAGCACGGTCTTGGCATGGATGGCGGGGTAGTGGTGTATAAGGCCATCATGTTTTGCAAGGAAGTCGTAGACCAAATCTCGCTCGCGTCTAGGTGTCGCTGAAAGCCACTCAAGTACATCTGACACCAAACGCCAAGAGCGGGCCATATGAATTATTCGCTGTAGGTACTCGAGGCTGATGTAAGGGCTAACGATCTTTACGTCCTGATCTCTGATGACCTGCACGATGGCACGATCAAAGGGCGATTCTTGATCCTGCGTATCAGGAGCGTGGTAAAGCAGCCTTGACAT